TGCCGTCGCAGAGGTAGTATCCCTTCCATTGGGGGGTTGACAGGTGACACGCGGGGGGCTTCGGCCCCTCCTCACGATTTTAGATAACGTCTCGCTCGCTTCCCGTCCCGGCGGACGTTCTGAGCTTCCAGCCCCGCCGATGACAGCAACCGACCAAGCGGCCTGGAGGCTATCCCCACGACCTCGGCAACCTCTGAAACGCTCGGCTCAATCCCGCGGTGGTGGAAGTTTTTTATCGCCTCGATCGCCTTCTCGACGGCCCCCTCGTCTGTCTTTGGTAAGGCCTTCTGGCGTGTCTTTGGTAAGGATGATTTGTCTTTGGTAAGTGTCTTTGGTAAGGGCTCGTCTTTGGTAAGGGGAGGCCCTTCCTCGCCGGTGTCTTTGGTAAGAGGTAGATTTTTGCCGATGTATTCCTTCCTCGTCTTCCCATCCTCCCACCAATACCGGGACCAATAAGGGCCATGTCCTGGACCATCTCGGCATTTCTTACAGCGTTCTTTATTGCACTTATAAAAGTCCTGTCGATAGACTCCGCCCTCTGGAGCTTTGATGGATCTCATGATAATGTCTTTGGTAAGGATCGTATAAAAGCCTTACCAAAGACAGTCTTACCAAAGACAAATCATTACCAAAGACAGCCCGATGGATACGGATTTTCACCCACAAGCACGGAGAAACAAGCCCGAAAGCAGTTTATAAAAATACGATTAAAATAAGCAGGTGTGGGGGAGGGGGCATATCCTCCCCCGGGTGTCAGTCTTTGATTATCCTAATTTACTTGATCCCGTAGGCCTCGATCGTCCCGGCGAGATCGGTGTTGCTGGTGTTGGTCACGTCCAGGTGAATGGACCCATCGCTCTGGAGGAAGCGGGCGGTCTCGACCGGACCGAGGACGTACTCCTCCTCGGCTACGAGGTTGTCGCCTATTGCCAGCCCGCCCTGATCTCTCAGGAAAGCTGGGGCAGCGTCGCCCTCCACAAGCTCGATGTCGCCGCCGGTCCCCGTCCCCGCCAATCGCGTCCAGGATGCGCTCCCGGGCCGTTTCCAGCTTGAGTATGCCAGAGTCGGTCCGAAGGGCGCGTGGGGTTTCCGGCTGACGGATGAGGTATGACGGGGGCCAGTGAGCCCCCACAGGAGAGGTGAGAGAAGATGACGCCGAGGGGGAGAAACAATCGCGTTTTTACTGGTAAAAAGAGGCGTCGAGAACGTAGCCCAACAGATATCAAGAGGCTTAAAACTTAAAATAAGCAACCCATATATTACTGTAAAAATAAAACGCCCCCCACAATCATAAGTCATGCAACCAAGCTTGATACCTGAGATATTCGTTCTCTTTTCTGAGGAGTTCGTTCGCGGCCTCAAGCCCATGGATCTTCTTCTTCAGGGCCACCCTCTCCTTCAATAGGGCGGTGGTTCCCCGTTTCTCTCGGTCCTCTTTCAGCCTCTGGGAGACGATCCTTGTCATGTCGGCGCGTGAGAATTCGAGGACCTCCTCGGCTCCTGTCAGCTTTTCCATTTATCCCTCTCCCTTTCGTGGGGGCTCAAAGTCATCACATGACGGCATCCGACATGCTCCAGGCCAGCAGCTCGGGCCTCTTCGAGGGTTGGGTATCCTCGGGTCTCTCCTGTTAACGAGAGGGTCCTACCCTCCCAGGGAACGCACAGGGGACAGGCCTTAGAATGCGTCGAAACGATCACCAGCTCATAGCCATGCTCCAAGAGCCGGATCCGAGTCCCCTCTCGGAAGCTCTGCATGGCCGCGTTGTGGACGGCCATCTTCGAGTAGTTGGCCATATCCCAACGACGGCCGGCTCGGTCGATGAAGCCGGTAACCCCCCTGGAGGCGAGGTCCTCTCTCATCCTTCTGGCGGCTGTATCGACGCTATCGATCCCCAGGACCACGCTCTGAGTGTATTCGAGCTGGAGAGCTCTGAAGAGGTCGTCCACCTGGCGGCCTATGGTACGGTCCACAGCCTCAAGCCTGGAATAGGTCGCCTCGGCTATAACGTGAATCGCTTGCTGGTGGAGGGTCCCGAAGCCCGCCGAGAGATGGGTCGAGAAAGCCATATCATCGGCGTAGGCCACGCCTTCGCGATAGAGGTAGGGGATCGCGTCGTCGCACCACTCCCGGCCACCGACGAGGAGCTTGTTTCGAGCTGCCCTTATGTTCCGTTGAACGGCCCGGTAATAGGCGGGATCGCCACCTTTGAGGAGGACCCGGTTGATCTCGGCCTGGATCTTCCGGTCGCCGTTCTCATAGAGCTGGATGAGCCTGGAGGCCTGATCTTCGGTGAGCTTCGCGGGATCCACCATTAGGCCCCCACTCCTCCGATAAGGAGGGTCCGGTACAGCTCTTCACCGTCCAAGCCGGTCTTCGGATCGACTTTGACGACTTCATAGATTGGAGAGTCGGCGCCGCCGATGACCAGCTTAATTTTGGCGCCGAACTCCAGGGGCTCAAGGCAGAATATCCGGCCCTCGGCCTGCATGATCTGCTGAGAATACTCGTCGCCGGCGATCTTAAGATACGTCGATCTCTTTAGCTCCCATCGGCATGGGAACTCGACCCACTCGCCGGGGAGCTCCTCCTCTGTGGTGGGGTCAGCCGCCACAACTCGACAGTTTAGCTCTTCTTCCCCGATGTCGGTCGTGATTTCCGTTACAGTATCGAATTGTTTAGATGTCACCATCGTTGTGGTACCCCACGGGGGCCCGAACCCTTCCAGGGTGTCGGTTTGGGGCTCGCCGTCCAGGGTCCCCGTTATGGTGACGTTGAGGGCGATCGCTCCTGAATCTATCTCAAATTTGACCTTGAAAGGCGCGTCCATCGAAAAAGGAGGGGATAGGGCGAGCGTGGCGAGGACTGGAGCCCAGCCGTAAAGGATGGGGGAGGCCTCATATTTGGCCGTCTGGTTCAGGTATCCGGCGATCACCGCGCCCGCGCCCCCTTTGCCAGGTAGGGCTCCAGGAGCCGGTAAGCCGTCCAGGACCTCAGAGGAGTCCCCTCGATCCCGCCTCCCCGAAGAGATCCGTCGTACTCTTCCCACAGCTCGCCGAGCTTGAAGTATGTTACACCGCCCTCCTGGAGGGCGCGTCTCTTGTCGTTCGTGGTGTCGAGCCTCGCCATGATCTCCTCGCAGACTGCATCTTTGATCGCCTGGGGGACCACGACGTTATCATCGGCGTCTCGGTCTGCGACCACCCAACCCTGGCGCGTCTTGATCCGTCTCGGCCACTGGAGGGGCTGGGTGGATAGGTCGGTATCGTACTTCTTACCCACAAAAGGGAGAGAATCGACGAGCTTCGAGACGTACTTCAGAAGATCCTCCTTCAGTGCAGAAGAGGCCCCGGTCCAGGCTGAGGAGCCGGGCCTGTCGGCAACGTAGGCGTCCATCTCGGACGATGTGATGTATTCGACCACAAAATCAACCTCCTGGGATTCGAAAAGGCGTCACGTTACCCTGCCCTGGAATATCGTGGCGACGACCGACCCCACCGAAACAGAGTACAGGCGGACCCTTACTTCGCACCCCTCTGGAACCAAGAACGCCTGGGCTTCCACCCAGAACGGATACCACGTCTCACCCAGCTTGATGTCATATCCTATGCTCCCCTGAAAATCGACAGACTCGGAGAGAAGTACGGTAACTGGGGCGATCGATGACCGAGATACAAACCCGGCCGTCACGTCGTCCACCTCGGAGAGGGTCGCGGTGATGGGCTCCGACGACGGCCTCAGGGCCCCATGGATCTCGTCAATCAGGCTCATTGAACCACCCTAAATGAGAGGAGGGAAACGTCCCCCCTCAAGGCAATGCGTAAGCTTCGATCGTCCCGGCGAGATTGGTGTTGCTGGTATCGGTGACGTCCAGGTGAATGGTTCCGTCACTCTGGAGGTATCGAGCCGTCTCGATCGGACCGATGACGTACTCCTCGGTCGCTACGAGGTTGCCCCCGATCGCCAGGTCGCCGAGCCCCCGCCTAAAGGCAGGGTGAGCGGTTCCCGCCTTCAAGGCGATGTCCCCGCCCGTTCCCGTTCCCGCCGAGATGTGGACGAGGATGATCATCCTCTTGAAGTTGGACGCCGCCGCTATCTGGTGGTCGTTGGCTACATCGATCGCATCGGGTGTTTCCCTAGCTTTCCAGGTGCCGTCGCATTCGTTTACCGTGATTGCAGATCTTCCCATGATTCACCACCTCAGCTCGGAGCACAGGTCAGAACGCACAGGCAGCTCGGATCGATGACCTTCGCGCCGTAGCAGTGAAGGCCCCGGAGGGCGTCGGCAAAGAACTTGTCAGGCCTGTAAGCCTCAGTCTCGTTCACGGAGTCGGCGAAGGTGGTCGCCCTCGCCACGCCGGCCACAACCTTGTAGTGGTCGCCGCTGGAGTTGGGGACGTTGTTGGACTGGAGGATCCTGAAGCCGAACAGCTTCGCGATCTCGCCGTTCAGCATCGCGCCCTCGACCCCGGACCAGGTCGGGTTGACGATCGCGTCTTCCTGGAGGAGCCACTTCACCACCCACGGAGGAACGACGACAAACCGGCCCTCGGCGGGGACGTTGGCCTCGTCGAGCTTGACCTTGACTTCAAGAAGCTCCTCGGTTACAAGGTCGGTCGTCCCGTCGAAGATCTTATCGGACCCGTCGGCGCCCACAGCGTTACCGGCACCCGCTACCATCTGGGCGACTATGTACTGATCGGCGACGTCGGCGAGCTGGTAGGCCGCGTCTCTGGTGGCGCTCTCCATCAGCCGGACGTTCATCTGAGCCTTGTCGATGTCCTCGATCCTGAAGTTGAAGTACTTCGCTTGAGTAATCTCCAGCGTGGCGCTGGCGTCGTCCAGCTCCTCGGGGTCGCCGATCCCGGTGACCTTGTTGTAGTTGTCGATCGTTATCGGGCCGTGGGCGGTGATTCGCACCGTGTCGCCTTTGCCCTTCACGTCGCCCTCATAATCCCTGTTTATGACTCCAGCCTGGCCATATACAAGGCTCTTCTGGAGACTCTGGAGGATTTGGGCGGCCCAAACCTCGCCTATGAAATTCGTGATTGCCATCTGTCTTACCTCAAAGTGCCCTCTTTCATTTGGGCCTTGATCTGGTCCATGTTGGCGATGATTTCGTCTGGCTTCATGGCCTTCACGGCCTCACGGGTTAGGGGTTTCTTGACCTCGCCCGGAGGGTTGCCAGCGCCGCCCACAGGCTCTTTTGGCCCGATCTCTTTCAGCAGCTTCTCGCCGTCGGCTTTCAGCTCCGCCTCGGTTGTACCCTGGAGGCGTCCCGCCAGGGATGGGGGGAGCTTCAGATCGGTGACGATCTTCGCTTTCAGAGAGTCCAGGGTCTTGGATTCGTGCTCCGCCAGCTTCGCTTTGAGATCGGCATTTTCAGCCTTTATCTCGTCATAATCGGCGAATTTCGCCTTCTCGCGGTTGACCCGCTCCTGGACTATCCGGTCCACATCTGCCTGAGTGAATTTCTTTTCATCATCGGTCATGGGTTTGAATCTCCGAAGTTCACGGCCTTCGTTTGCCTATATGTATAATAGATAAGGCATACTATATAAATGTTTGTCCTTTTTGTGAAATAATGTAATTAGGTCCATCTAAGAGAGAAGAGGATCAAAAACAAATTTCTACAAAAGATCAGTTAGCGCGAAGCTCAAGCTAACCGAAGGCGCTCCTGGATTTTAAAGAGTAAAAATTACTGAGGAAGAGCGTTCGTAGCTTTAGTCAAATGCTCTGATCCGCTTGTAACGTACTGGCATGCCAAAGTAATCTTGTCAGCATCCATCTCATCTACACCCATATAGCCGTACAAACCCGCGTTTGCAAAATCATCCAGCGCGTAGCCAAATTCTTGTTTAGACGTTCTGAATGCAGATGAAACGGAGGATTCATCATTCAATTTTTTCGCTTCGGTTGCATGACCATACAATGATGCAAAACCGTCACTCAATGCATTAAAATCGAAGGATTCAGATGCCGCGGTTATATCTTCCATATCTTGGACCAAAAACGCGGATGCTACTGTTGCAAGAGTTATCCATTCTTGATCACCATCCGATACTCCAAGTGCAACTTGGCTCGCAAAACACAAACACAATATCGATGCAAGAACTATTTTCAATATTAGACCTCCTATCTCATATGTATGCGCCCTTGCATTATAAATATGTTAGGTAACATTATCAGAGGCAGGGCTCAGAGCCCCCTCATCTCCTCATCTTTGATCCTCGCCTCCTCGGCGTCCAGGTCCTCTTCGGTGGCGTCGGGGTCCAGCCGGGATAGGCTTCCCCTGACCGAGGTCGCCATTGCCCCGCGTCTTGTGGCCTCCACCTTCGCCGCCTCCACAGGGTCGATAGGGAGGTTGGACCGCCACTCCAGGGAGAGGTTGGTGAGCGTCTCGGCTCCACTCATCCGGGACGCAACCTCGAGTTCTGCTGTGGTCTTGAGGACCTCGATCAGCTTCGGCTTGATCCTCAGCCTCAGCCGGTTGACCTTTGCCAGCGTGGGGAGCATAAGCCTCTTGAGGGCGCTTCCCGACTCAGCCAGGCCGGTCTTAACTTCACCGAAGGCAGCCGGGGAGAGCTCGGCCATGACGTAGAGCTGGGAAAGGAGAGTCTCAATCTGAGTGAAGGTGGCGCCCATCTGAGCATCCCAGACCAGGATCTCCGGCGGGGACTCGCCCTCGTTCAGGGCGATGTACTTCTCATCGGAAGCCCACACGATCTCGCCTGTGATCGGGTCTCGCACTCTGAGCCCCGACGGCCCGCACATCCAGGGATCGGCGAAGGTGTCCAGGGTCCCCGAGACCTTGATCAGCCTCCTTTCGATCTCCTCCACAAGGTCGGAGATGTCTTTGAAGTCGTCCAGCCCGAAGACCCCGTCCCCTGCCTTCAGGTTGGAGAAATGAACCACCAGGAAACCAGGGACGCCCGTCTCCTCCTCCTCTTTCAGGTTGGCGTACCGCTCGATGGTGGCCAGGGGGACGGGCTCTTGGATCTCTTTGCCGTCGGAGGTGAGCTTCAAGAGCCGGTGCTCGATCTGTCCGGGCTTGTGGACCTCCGCCTTGACGTACTTGTCATCGCCCTGCGTCACATCCCATGCCAGGACGTGAGCCTTGAAGGTCCCGACGTCGTCAGGGTCCACCACCGGGAACCAGAGCCGGGGGTCGATCCTCGATATGATGCCCCGCCGTCCATCCCATCGGACCTTAAGGACGCCGTCGCCGAAGGCTATCAGGTCGCCAAAGAGGTCATAGACGACCTGATGGAAGCCGTTTCCTTCGACGATCCGATCTAGCCCCGCCTGCTGGTTCTCGTCGGCCCGGATCGCCGGAGGGTTCCCCACAGCCAGGTCGGCAAATAGGGTCATGATCCGCTTGAACCAGTTGACCCTCATCTTGATGATCCGGGGGGCGTCGTCTTCGTTCAAGCCGGCGAAGACGAGATCGTGATCTCCTTCCAGCAGCAGCCGGTTCTTTGCATATCGAGCCAGCCGGTCTT